GCGTTTAGCTAAATATATACGCACCGCAGCTCGAAAAACGGCTTTGTTAATAACACACAAGACGACGAAAGATTTCCGGTTACCCATCCTTTGCCCATTCTCTTGGCAAATGGGATCTAATTCTAAGGCTCTCTCTTCTTTGGGGCCCCCATCAATCGGCTTATCATCAACGATTTTTTCTGGGTAGATTAGATTCCCACCAACAAACTCTTCCGTGTGCTCGATTATCGACATGATATCATCGTCAATTTGAGCAGCTTCGAATATAGCAGAATGCCCAGCCGCACTCGCCTCTCTCTTGAGGTCATCGGTGGCCGAGCTATAATCGCCGGAACAGAAATGGCTTTGCGTCCTTGAAAATTCATCAGAGAATAATTCAATAATTTCAGTATCGAGGTCAGCAACCATTGTTGTGGAAGGGTCAGATTTCCACCAATCGAGCATCATACCTTGGATCGGTTGAATGTAAGAGGAATAATATCCATCTTCGACTCCAAGTATTCTCACCTTACCCCCAGGTTCGTAAAGAAAGACGACCTTAATCACGTTATCGATCCCACCCAGACGGGCAGATGATCTAACGGTGTTGTGGGAATTTAGGCGATGCTCATTAAAGTGGAACATCAAAATTTGTGGTAGCAGAGGGAAAGTGCGAGTCGCACGCCCTTCAAATCCTGGAGGACTCCGTAACGTCTCCATTACGGACTCAGCATCTAAATCAAAACGAGGGAACAAAGAAAGATTCCCATTGTTAAGACGACCCGCCTGCAAACAAGCAGATTGCGAGGGAGTAAAATTCGATGCAATGACAGGTGTAGAAACTAATTCGCTTACCACATTACGAATTTCTTCAAGGATTACGACAGGCACCGGTACGGTGCTTATGGTCGAAAGTTTTGTATGATGGCCCGCAAGGGTACCTGCAACTTTTTCGAGCATAGGCTTATTCCAGTATCGTTTTGCGGCATCAAGCGAGAGATGGATTGTAAAATCCCCCCTCGCCTCTGCTGTTGAAACGAACCGGCGCATAAATCCTTTGAAGAAAACAAGACCTTCATCGACAAAATCAGGTCTTTTGGGTGGATCCCTCTCGCTCTTGACTCTTAAGAAGACGAGCCTTTGAGTGAAGTATTTGGTCAGATCAAACTGTTGAGTGATCGATTGGACGTTTAATAGAATATCCATAATCCACTGAGCACTTCGTAGGAAGCGGACATATTCCTTACCGATAGGATATGCTTTCCGCATTCGACAAACGAAAGTGTAAAGAAGAGATTCGAGAATTCTCTGGGCATTAATCTTTAGCTTTTGATTAACGCCATCCTTGATTTTCAACTGATCAAGGACTCGACTGACATTTCGATTGAGCCAGCAAGGCTGACTAAGGTGACTTTGTTCATCGTCCACCTCTTTGTTATTAAAT